TTACCCTGCTTTCTTATGGGGCATACATGGGACACTTTCAGATAGTCTTTTGTTAAGGAGTTCTATCTGTTCGTGATTGTTGTCTTTCATCCATGCTCCGTAAACATTGAATACCATTTGTGCGTTTGTGTGGCCCATCTGGCTTGCGATAAAACTAGGATTAGCTCCTGCGGCAAGTGACCAGCATGCATAAGTATGCCTGGATTGGTACGATTTTCTGTGTCTCAGACCTGCGCGTTTTAAGATACTTGTCCATGACTCCCTGATGGAGTCAACCTTGTAGTGAGGTCCGGACAACTGCTGCTGTTTTGTTACCTGAGGACTAAAAACAAAAGTGCATTTATGCACAGCAGTTCTCCCATATTCCCTCAGCTTCACCTCTACAGAATGTTGCTTTCCAAGCATGGTCATTTCCGCCTGGCTTTTAAGAGCATCAATAGCTGGTTGAACCAGATGAATTGTCCTTCCGGTGCCTGCATCGGTTTTTGGTGGAGTGAATTCGCCAAGTTTTGTATAATTTCTACGGATGGTTATAGTCCTTGCTTTAAGGTCTATATCTTCCCATGCCAGCGATACCAACTCCCCGTGACGAATACCCGTGTATACAGCGAGAATCCACAGGTTTTTTGTTTGTTGATGACGGCAAGCCTCAATAAAACGAATAAATTCGTCACGGGTGAGAGGATCTGGTTTTACCTTGGACTTTTTTAAGGGAGCCAGACCGTTAAATGGGTTTCCTGAGGTATAACCATTATCTGTTGCAAATTGAAACATTCCAGCTATGGTTGTCATATAGTAGTTTACCGTGACCACTGAGCGCCCTTTTATGGAAGAAGTCTTTCCATTAGAAAGCTTTTGGTAACCGGTCAACAAATCTCTCCTTACGAAAAGTAAATCCTCTTTTGTTATGGATGAAACCAGTTTTTTTTCACCTAACATTGGTAACATGTTTTTAATTACTGACTGGTAACGGTTAAGTGCATTCGCACAAATCTCAATTTTCTTAAGGTCCAACCATTTTTCCGAAAGTGCCTTAACGGTTATCTCTCTTTTTCCCAGACCAAAGTGTTTCAGGTTAGGGGAATTAGGGAACTGCGCGGCGTAGTCGAAACTCCCCATTCTGATTGCAAAACAAACGGAAGTGCGAAGTTCACCAGCGATCTTCCGGTTTTTGGCTGTGTCAGGAACACCGAGGTTTTCTCTGACACGTTTGCCATTATAGTGAAACCATATACGGAGTGATCCGCCATGGTTTTCAACGCCTGTCGGGTATGATGCGTTACTCATTAAACCTCCCAGACGTCCAGGAGCATTAACAGGTTAACCGGAACTTGCATTTTTGGCACCTGGTTGTTTCTGGTTTTCGATCCATCGCATAATTTCTTCGATGTTGTACAGGCATTCACTGTAATGCCCAGGATCACCTTCTACAGCGTAATGGCGGTATTCTTTTCCCTGCATCCATGACTTTCTTCTGGCCCGCTCGATGGTGCCGGGCTTTAGCCCTGTTGATGCAATAAGGACTCTCTCCGTACACCATTTGCTGGGGGTTATCTGATAGATGATTGTCTGCATGCCAACCTCATAAAACTTTCATCCACGGCAGTGGCACCACACGTCAAACATTCGTTTCACAACTTCACGGCAGTAGAAGCCGTCGACATCACGGGTCAGGTCGTAGCGATTGCCGAATGTCTTGCGAACCCAGAACTCAAAAGCCGTATGCATGTATCACCTCCGTTGCATTGCGCGTAATTTTTTCAGGCGCATTTCCTGCTCAGTGCCCGCCAGAATTTTGCGGTACTCCTGTTGGTCAATATGTTCGAACAGGTTGTTGAACTCACCAATGCGTACCCGTCCGGAGCGCCCGTCCATGCGTCGAAAGAACACTGAGTGCTGAGTACTGCGAGTAATCACCACAGGGTATCCGGCTCTGTCCGTGTATATCTGACCACGTTGAATCAGAGCGAACATTCCTTTATCCCCAGCGGAAAAGCGAATACAGAATAAATGCCACCGCTATTGCAACTCCAACTGCGGTGAATGCTTCAGGCCAATTCATCATTTCACCTCCTGCGGCGGCTCCGGTAGCGGCATCCAGTGGGTTACTTTCGATGCCGGTTCTTCCCCATTGTCAGTAACTGCCCACCATTTGTTTCTCGAACAATCGTAATACCCTTCGAAGGTATCGCACTCAGTCCAGCCGTAAGACTTCCCCCAACACCAAACATACTGTTTATCGTTCGGCATTCGCTCACTACAGCTTATCCAACCATCCGGAGTTACCGGAGAGTTGCCAGCCTTGCGCATGGCAATCTCCATGATTTCAACCATATCTCCTGGTGGAATTTTACAATGCTGACCAATATGCCTCTGCTGCCTGGCATATTCGAGGATGTGCTCCAGCTTGATACGATTAATCATGATTTATCTCCCTGAAGCATGGCTTCGCGGCAGTCGTTCCAGCCTTCAGCATAATCACTATACGCAAGAGGCCAACCGTTTCTGTATTCACGCGGCAACTTATCAGGCACTACCAGCGCTGGCGGCGCGGAGAATAGTGGTTTAGGTGATATTTCCGCACGTTTTGCGTATGCTTCAACTGTGTCAGGGTTAAACAGGATTATGTTTTCACCGCATTCCCACGCTATCGGTTCTGCTTCCAGCGATGCCAGTGCAATTTCATAAGCACGGCGCTCAATATTGTCTCGAACGTCCAAGCTGCCTATGCGCTCTTTGATTTCTTTAATCAGTTCTTTGTCGGTAATAGTGGTCATGCCGCGTTTCCTTCTTTCTTATTAACAATTACACCGTCATATATTTCATTAAGGTGCCCTCTCAACTCCATGCGCCTTAATGCAGACAACATGTAATCGCATTCAACCTGCTTATTTCCAGTAAATGGCTTATCGTCAGGATTACCCCAACAGCAATTACCCTTGGGCCACCCATGTACTTTCCGTACTCTTCCGTTAACAACGTGAAGTAATCCCCAGCCAGGTGGTAAATCCTCAATTGAAATAATTCCCGGCTCACTAATAAAGAATCGCCAGTCGCCCATTCCAAGAGACGGATTTTTACGAAAACGCTTTTTTCTATCTGCCAACAAGTCAGCACGAGAACATTTCGCCTCTATCAGGCATGATGCTGAATTTCTGAATCCCATAGCATCTGGCTGTTCTCCGGTACTGGTTACAGCTATAAAGCGGTCATGAAAACAAACCTTGAAACCGTTGCGCTTAAGGAACTTGTACGCAATCTGACAGAGTTCGCGGTGTGTTAACGCCATATCACTCTCCTTTGATGCGAATGCCAGCAAGCCAGTTTCTTATGCCGATATATTCAGCGTTCCTGAAACCGCTTTTTACATATATAAATGGCAAGCGAAGATTGTGACCATTGACTGCCAGGTAGTCTTTACAACCCTGTTCGGTGAAACAGCAGGTAACGAATTCATCAATATCTTTCACAGCAACGCGCCGCCATTTTTCTGGTGGCTCTCGAAAGTTTTCATGAAGTAGCTCGAGACGACGACTATGGCGTTTATTGGCTTCATTGCCATCTTCGTCAACCCAGACAATCCGGTCATGGTCATAATCAGCATCAACAGCGATTTCGCGCTTTTGATACACACAAAACATGGGATCTGACGTTATTCGATTGTCCTGTGTTCGAATATTTTCACCGATGATGCCAAACGAATCTGGTGCAGATTTTGTCTGCATCTCTTCGATACGTTCAGCCATCGCAGCACACTCTTCAAAGTTGCTTAATGCTTTTCGCTCCCATTCGGCGCATTGTTTTTCCAGTTCTGCTATGCGCTTACTTCCATCCGCGATTACTCCCTCGTAATATTCACGCTGCTCGTTGAGTTTTGATTTTGCTGCTTCAAGCTCAACACGCAGCTTCCCAACCGTAAGCGCAATCTCCTCGTTCTCCTGGTCGCGGCGTTTGATGTATTGCTGGTTTCTTTCCCGTTCATCCAGAAGCGCCAGCGCAACATTTGGATTAAAGGCAGCAATAAATTCAGCGTTTGCATAAGCCTGAACATCTGTTTCAACCAGGCAGTTAACATGACATTCCGCAATCACACCACCGGGTTCTCCTTTCCATTTTTGGCAAACAAAAACTCCTGTTAAATTGCCGTGCTGGTTAACAGATGTATGCCCTACGATGTAGCTTCCTTTAGTTGCTTTCTCTGCCTTTTCACGCAGTGCCTGATAATTAATTTCGCTCACTTCGAACCTCTCTGTTTACTGATAAGCTCCAGATCCTCCTGGCAACTTGCACAAGTCCGACAACCCTGAACTGCCAGGCGTCTTCGTTCATCTATCGGATCGCCACACTCACAACAATGAGTTGCGGATACAGTCTGGTAGTTCAGGCGACGCATTTTTATTGCTGTATTGCGCTGTAATTCTTCAATTTCTGATGCTGAATCAATGATGTCTGCCATCTTCCATTAATCCCTGAATTGTTGGTTAATACGCTTGAGGGTGAATGCGAACAATAAAAAAGGAGCCTGTAGCTCCCTGATGATTTTGCTTTTCATGTTCATCGCTCCTTAAAGACGCCGTTTAACATGCCGATCGCCAGACTTAAATGAGTCGGTGTGAATCCCATTAGCGTTACCGTTTCGCGGTGCTTCTTCAGTACGCTACGGCAAATGTCATCGACGTTTTTATCCGGAAACTGCTGTCTGGCTTTTTTGATTTCAGAATTAGCCTGACGGGCAATGCTGCGAAGGGCGTTTTCCTGCTGAGGTGTCATTGAACAAGTCCCATGTCGGCAAGCATAAGCACACAGAATATGAAGCCTGCTGCCAGAAAAATGCATTCTGTTGTTGTCATGCCGGGTCTCTCTCGTTTGCTTCTGCTTTCGCCGCCATCATTTCCAGCTTTTGTGAAAGGGATGTGGCTAACGTATGAAATTCTTCGTCTGTTTCTACTGGTATTGGCACAAACCTGACTCCAATTTGAGCGAGGCTATGTGCCATCCCGATACTCGTTCTTAATTCAACAGGAGATGCTTTGTGCATACAGCCCCTCGTTTATTATTTATCTCTTCAGCCAGCCGCTGTGCTTTCAGTGGATTTCGGATAACAGAAAGGCCGGGAAATACCCAGCCTCGCTTTGTAACGGAGTAGACGAAAGTGATCGTGCCTACCCGGATATTATCGTGAGGATGCTTCATTACCATTGCTCCCCATATACAAAACCAATTTCAGCCAGTGCCTCGTCCATTTTTTCGATGAACTCCGGCACCATCTCGTCAAAACTCGCCATGTACTTTTCATTCCGCTCAATCACGACATAATGCAGGCCTTCACGCTTCATGCGCGGGTCATAGTTGGCAAAGTACCAGGCATCTTTTCGCGTCACCCACATGCTGTACTGCACCTGGGCCATGTAAGCCGACTTTATGGCCTCGAAACCACCGAGCCGGAACTTCATGAAATCCCGGGAGGTAAACGGGCATTTCAGTTCAAGGCCGTTGCCGTCACTGCATAAACCATCGGGAGAGCAGGCGGTGCGCATACTTTCGTCGCGATAGATGATCGGGGATTCAGTAACATTCACGCCGGAAGTGAACTCAAAGAGGGCTCTGGCGTCGTTCTCGTACTGTTTTCCCCAGGCCAGCGCCTTAGCGTTAACTTCCGGAGCCACACCGGTGCAAACCTCGGCAAGCAGGGTGTGGAAGTAGGACATTTTCATGTCAGGCCATTTCTTTCCGGAGCGGGGTTTTGCTATCACATTGTGAACCTCTGAAGCGGTGATGACGCCGAGCCGTAATTTGTGCCATGCATCATCCCCCTGTTCGACAGCTCTCACGTCGATCCCGGTACGCTGCAGGATAATGTCCGGTGTCATGCTGCCACCTTCTGCTCAGTGGCTTTCTGTTTCAGGAATCCAAGAGCTTTCACTGCTTCGGCCTGTGTCAGTTCTGACGATGCTCGAATGTCGCGGCGAAATATCTGGGAACAGAGCGGCAATAAGTCGTCATCCCATGTTTTATCCAGGGCAATCAGCAGAGTGTTAATCTCCTGCATGGTTTCATCGTTAACCGGAGTGATGTCGCGTTCCGGCTGACGTTCTGCAGTGTATGCGGTATTTTCGACAATGCGCTCGGCTTCATCCTTGTCATAGATACCAGCAAATCCGAAGGCCAGACGGGCACACTGAATCATGGCTTTATGCCGTAACATCCGTTTGGGATGCGACTGCCACGGTCCGGTGATTTCTCTGCCTTCGCGGGTTTTGAATGGTTCGCGGCGGCATTCATCCATCCATTCGGTAACGCAGATCGGATGATTACGGTCCTTGCGGTAAATCCGGCATGTACAGGATTCATTGTCCTGCTCAAAGTCCATGCCATCAAACTGCTGGTTTTCATTGATGATGCGGGACCAGCCATCAACGCCCACCACCGGAACGATGCCGTTCTGCTTATCAGGGAAGGCGTAAATTTCTTTCGTCCACGGATTAAGGCCGTACTGGTTGGCGACGATCAACAATGCGATGAACTGCGCATCGCTGGCATCACCTTTAAATGCCGTCTGGCGAAGAGTGGTGATCAGTTCCTGTGGGTCGACAGAATCCATGCCGACACGTTCAGCCAGCTTCCCTGCCAGCGTTGCGAGTGCTGTACTCATCCGTTTTATACCTCTGAATCAATATCAACCTGGTGGTGAGCAATGGTTTCAACCATGTACCGGATGTGTTCTGCCATGCGCTCCTGAAACTCAACATCGTCATCAAACGCACGGGTAATGGCTTTTTTGCTGGCCCCGTGGCGTTGCAAATGATCGATGCAGAGTGATTCAAACAGGTGCTGGGGCAGACCTTTTCCCATGTCGTCTGCCAGTTCTGCCTCTTTCTCTTCACGGGCGATCTGCTGGTAGTGACGCGTCCAGCTCTGAGCCTCAAGACGATCCTGAATGTAATAAGCGTTCATGGCTGAACTCCTGAAATAGCTGTGAAAATATCGCCCGCGAAATGCCAGGCTGATTAGGAAAACAGGAAAGGGGGTTAGTGAATGCTTTTGCTTGATCTCAGTTTCTGTATTAATATCCATTTTTTATAAGCGTCGACGGCCTCACGAAACATCTTTTCATCGCCAATAAAAGTGGCGATAGTGAATTTAGTCTGGATAGCCATAAGTGTTTTATCCATTTTTTGGAACTCCTGGCTGATTAAGTATGTCGATAAGGCGTTTCCATCCGTCACGTAATTTACGGGTGATTCGCTCAAGTAAAGATTCGGAAGGGCAGCCAGCAACAGGCCACCCTGCAATGGCATATTGCATGGTGTGCTCCTTATTTATACATAACGAAAAACGCCTCGAGTGAAGCGTTATTGGTATGCGGTAAAGCCGCACTCAGGCGGCCTTGATAGCCATATCATCTGAATCAAATATTCCTGATGTATCGATATCGGTAATTCTTATTCCTTCGCTACCATCCATTGGAGGCCATCCTTCCTGACCATTTCCATCATTCCAGTCGAACTCACACACAACACCATATGCATTTAAGTCGCTTGAAATTGCTATAAGCAGAGCATGTTGCGCCAGCATGATTAATACAGCATTTAATACAGAGCCGTGTTTATTGAGTCGGTATTCAGAGTCTGACCAGAAATTATTAATCTGGTGAAGTTTTTCCTCTGTCATTACGTCATGGTCGATTTCAATTTCTATTGATGCTTTCCAGTCGTAATCAATGATGTATTTTTTGATGTTTGACATCTATTCATATCCTCATAGATAAAAAATCGCCCTCACACTGGAGGGCAAAGAAGATTTCCAATAATCAGAACAAGTCGGCTCCTGTTTAGTTACGAGCGACATTGCTCCGTGTATTCACTCGTTGGAATGAATACACAGTGCAGTATTTATTCTGTTGTTTATGCCAAAAATAAAGGCCGACTATGCGGCCTCGGAAGGAAGTCCAATCATCTTATTCAAATCTTCTACCCGTAAAGCAGGAAGTGCTGTACTTGCTTTATCTGCTTCTTTTGGTAGCAATTCTTTGCTTTCAGGCCAAACTTCAATAAGTCGCTTAACTGTTGTGACTGAGTTCAAAGCAGCCCATACATTTGATTCGATATCCTTTTTCTTGGCTTCAAGTTTTTGTTGCAATGCGCAGATTTCATCAAACCTTTTTGTTATTTCGTGTTCTGCGTCAAACATGCATTTATCTTTGATCGGAGTAGGGAGCAATATATCTTTGCCGTTGCCGTCTTTCCCATATGAATGCCATCCAACCCTTCTGCCAGATACAGTCAGATAAATTGAAGTAGAACTAACATCGTATGAGTAAAATGAACATCCCATCTTTCCAAGTTCTTCACTTATAGCTACCAACTTGGATGATAACCGATCCACTTCCTCAGTTTTCTTTTTACCGCCAAACGCAATAACTCTGGCGTCAAGTGCAAGCTGGTTCTTTAACTTTGTTACTTCTTCAAGTTCAGTGAACACCCCGGACTTAATTAAAGCGTTACGAGCGATTTCCTCTTTCATTCTCGTAGTTAAGCGGATTGATGACATATTAATTCCTCTCAAATAAGTGGTTTGCTGCCTAATTTCATTTTCTGGCGACCAACACAAGTCATCTTGCCGTCAGTTGTTTTGATTTCCGGTAGCCTGCCGCGTAAAGAGCTACGTTTGGAAGACATACACCAGTTTCTGGTTGCTTATGTCCAAACTCATTCGCGTACACAATGGCCGCTCGCTCCAGATTGCGTCTGTATTCTTTCTGTTGCCAGATCACGTCCTGTGCCATGAACTTAATTGGCTTAGCGTCTTCTATGCGCTCAGGCGTTTCGTGAGTACCTTTAGCCTGAATCTGCGCTCTGCTTAGAGTAGGGCGGTGTAATACTTCTGAACTTATTGCTTCTTCGCGGGCCAGCACGCCGTTAGCTAATGCCTTTGCCTTTAAACGCTCACGACGACGAGAACGTGAATTGCCTTTGAACTGAGTTCTGCGTGTCATATAGACCTCCTGATGAACTTTGGTGGTGTGGTAGGTGGGAGACCCATTTCGACCTGTTTCGGCCTACTTCAATTCGGCAATAGTCCCGCAGGCCTCGCCGCTTTACGTGCGACATATTCCCGTCCATGAACCCTTCACCACACCCCAAAGTTCACTTTGGTTATTGCGCTTTGTCAGCGCCGTAGATTCATATTCGAATCGTTGTATATTCACCGCCCTGGTGAGTAATGCGTCCTGCTGACGACGATAATAATGAACCAATAGTTCGACATTATCAAGAACTATTGGTACGAATTTTGGTGATTTATTAACTCTACGAAGTATGATTCTGATATATAAGGAAATTTATTTTTGAAAATGTGGCTGATGAAGGTTATGCGGCAGGGATCATAACTGCATGGTTTAGCGAGTTACATCAATAAATACAATTGGTTATGTTTTTTAGGTGGGCGAACGTGAGGCAAAGAAAACCCGGCGCTGAGGCCGGGCTAGATTTTAAAGTATTTATCTTTTAGAGATGTAGATGTAAAACTTTTCGCCTTTGAAAATTTTTTGTCATCAGAAGGGCTTATGAACTCATCTTTTTTGTAGGGAACCGCTAATGCTGCATCACGTCTGCGAGGCAGCTTGCTTACTTCCTCGCGCTTTTTCATGATCAGTTATCCTTTAATAACCTATACAGTTTTGTAGGGGTACATCCTGAGGATATTGTTAAGTTCGTAGCACGCCTTTTCCGCCCATCATCGTATAAACGAAAACCAGTAGTAGACGAATTTTCTGCGTCAAAAACTATAGACAGTATAGCGTCCCCAGACTTTTTTTGCCATTCGCATGTGCCGTTAGTTGGTTTCGTCATCTGTAGACGCCAGTCAAGAACGCCATCACTTATAGCTGAGAGATCGTTTAGTACATCTAGTACGGATTGATATCTTTCATTTGGATCTACATGAATGCATTTGTTCACTATTGTTATTAATTTTTTATGTATATGGGGAGGATACTCTTTTAATGGATAGCAGCCATTAATTATCGACTCTCTGAGTTGTTCAATCGTGCTAAATGCAGATCTTTCTCTTTCAAAATTATCATGTCCAACACACATTCTATATATGGTTAATCCTGCCTGATATATGTCATATGTGAAATTATAATCATTTGTTGATAAAGAAAAATATTCCGGTGGCACATGAAAATGATATCCAAACTCAGGCGCAGCTCTCGATTCCTCATTGACTAACTGAGATAATCCAAAGTCAGATAGCATGGCCTCATTTCTGTTTGATATCATAATGTTATTAGGTTTTATATCAAAATGCATAAGACCTTTTGAGTGTATATGATAAAGTCCACTTAAAAATTGAATGGAATACCGTATTATCTCCCTGCTTGTAAGATTATTTTTTTTCATTAATTGGTTTAGCGAACCATTATGATAAAATGGCATGGCTATATAGATATTGCTCTCACATTGAGCAGCATACTGAACTTGCACAATATTTGGATGTGCATGTTTATAGAGAAGCCTTGCTTCATTAAAGTAGTCGTCGTGGTTAGTGTTTTCTTTTTTTTCTATTTCTTTAATCACCAAGTCATGAGCTAGGTGTCTGTCATGAGCCAGATATACTTTTGAAAAACAACCCTGTTCTTCTAGATCACTAATCCATTCGAATTCTACATCAGCTCTTTTGTATGGAGTTAGCATCCCCTTACCTCCGCAGATAGTGCAGCCAAAACAGCTTCATTTGTTTCAGTTGTAAAACCAGAATTATCGATTCCATTTATATTGCGGTGTGACTTCAATATTTCTTTATACTCGATCTCTGTTAGGTTCAATGATGATTTCATGCCAGATTTTCTAATAGTGTAATATTTTCTTACATCACTGCTTGAAAATGCTTCTTGAATAACAGCTTCTATATAAAGGCGGTCAATGCTAAGATTATCAGAGTTTGATTCAGTAACGCGTATGGCAGCTAATTCAACATTATATAAATTAAGAATGTCGAGGATGTTATTTCTCACATACTTTAATTTTTCTGGTGTGTCTAAGGTCGAAGGTATTTTAATAACATCAACACATTTGAGTGCAGACTCATTAGTGCAATATACAACAAAAGATGTAACTTTGGGCGCCGCTCTAACACCTAGTATTCTCATTTTTTATATCCTATTTTAGAATCAGGCCGCATCTCTGCGACCATCCATCATCCAAACGTCTCTTCACTCATCCGAAGAAGCAGCAATCCGGGTTAGCACGCACAAGCTCAAGCGCATCAGTCAGCGAAAGTTCAGTACTGTACTGATGCCATTTCATATCCTTCCGCATCCAATAGATTTTCCATCTATCCAGAGAACGTATGTACTTGATTCTTGCTGATGGCAGGATGTTTGTTTCACCTGGATTGCCCTGCCACACGGGGCGCTGTTCGCCGATATCTATCGTTTGGTCATTGATGCTATAAACAATATCCAGTTCATTGCGGATATGTTCAGGCGGCCTTATGCTTTCAATGAATTGGTGAACTTCTTTTTTTACTGCTTGATATTCAAGGTCATTGAACGCCATCTATCCTCCTTACCCAAACGTCTCTTCAGGCCACTGGTTACCAGCTATGTGACGATGAAGTCACGAACTTTTCAGCCACTCCCTTGCCTCGATGTCATCCAGATGGCGAGATTGCTTCAGAATACCAGCTACATACTCCACCTTTGCTACTTGATGATAAGGCAACGTTATAGGCCTGTGATCCTGGTTAATGCTTGTAAATTGGTATTCTCCATCTCTGTCATAGCCAAGAACCTTAATCATGTTGTGTCCTTCAACGGTTCTGACAAACACCTCATCACCCGGGAATACTTTGGTGTTAGGCTCAATGAGTACATATTCTCCTGATTTTATTCTGGGCCACATGCTGTCTCCTTTCACACGAAGACCAAAGGCATCTGGATCATCGCTATAAATTTTGAGCCACCCATCGCGCTCTTCGGTCATCTCGATGGCACCATCAACACCAAGAATTGCCTCACCAACCACGCGCACTAACCCTTTTTTTAATTTGCCAACAAATGAAAGAGTATCTTCATCATTCGCTCCATTTAACGAAGTGCCGTGCTGAAGCCAAACAACATCAACGTTTAGAAATTTCGCAAGCGCATTCATTTTTTCCTGACGCGGTAAAGACTCAGCATTAAACCATTTGCTAACGCCTTTGGACGAAAGAGAAAGGGCACGGGCTATAGCCATTCCCCTACCATGTTCATCAAGACCAGCTTCTTTACAGGCTTGCGCTAGCCGCTGGGCGAATTCTTTGCGCACTTTTTCATTCTGAACCATGAGTACGATACTAAAGCACTTGCAAAAACTTTCAGTTCAACCATAATGCGTACTGAAAGTACGAAAAAGGATATTCCTATGCAAAATCTTGATGAGCCGATTAAAGGTGTCGGCATCCCTGAAGTTGCGAAGGCTTGTGGAGTTAGCGAAAGGGCTGTCTATAAGTGGCTCAAAAACGGCTTCCTCCCTAAGACTGAGTTTTTTGGGAAAACTAAATACGCATCAAAAATCGAAGAGATTTCTGGTGGCAAATATCAAGCAAGCGAAATGCTTGAAATAAGCAAAAAGAACCTTCTGGCTGCATAAGTAACACCGCTATTTTCACAATGGACATTCGTCCTACGTCGCTGACAAAGCGAGTCCCAATATATCTGACCAACTAAGGCTACATGCGTTTCCACGCATACCTTTCAACTAACTATTCACTATTGGAAATCTTAAGAAATGGAACAAACAAGTTACAGCAAACTATCCCAGCATGACGTTGATCGCGCAGAAACAGATTTACTCATCAACCTGTCAACGCTTACCCAGCGCGGTCTGGCAAAGATGATTGGCTGTCATGAATCGAAGATAAGCAGAACGGACTGGCGGTTTATTGCTTCGGTCTTGTGTGCTTTCGGAATGGCATCAGACATCAGTCCGATTAGCAGGGCTTTTAAGTATGCGCTTGATGAAATCACAAAGAAAAAATCCCCGGCTGCCACCGAGGATTTTAAGCAAATTGATATGCAATTCTGAGGGAATTACTGGATCAATCCACAGGAGTAATTATGACAAAACGTCGTAAGAAATACCAGGAAAAAGAAGAGATTCGACACCCTGATTCACCTGAGGGATTAGTGGTAGCCGCAGCAAATAACAGGGCGTTCGCAGAGCGCCTTGTTGGTGTTTACAGACTAGCCAAAGCAGGAGTGAAACATGGGCGTCGTTAAGTTAGCTGATTACAGGCCTCAACTGGAGGTCGTGGAGCATCGCGTGGCAGATACCGAAGATGGTTTCATGCGCGTTGCTAACGAGATTACCGACAGTCTGCTGATGGCTGATTTAACCGTCCGGCAGTTGAAGGTGATGCTCGCTATCATGCGCAAGACATACGGATTCAATAAGCCGATGGATCGACTCACAAACACGCAGATAGCAGCCATGACAGGTATTCATCACACTCATGTTTGCGCTGCCAAGCGCCAGCTTATTGAGCGTAAATTCCTCATTGCTGATGGCGTGAAAATCGGAGTGAACAAGGTGGTTTCTCAGTGGATTAGCCAGGACAGCTTAACATTAGCTAAAACAGCTAATAAAACATTAGCCAAGTCGGCTAATGGGTATAAGCCAAGTCAGCTAAACACAAAAGACAATATACAAAAGACAATAAATACAAATACCCCCTTACCCCCTAACGGGGATGGCGATGGGCAGGTTAAACCTGAACGTCGCAAGGCAGAACGAATCGACTACGAATCCTTCCTGAACGCCTACAACACCGAAGTCGGTGACAGACTTCCACACGCTGTTGCGGTCAACGAGAAACGAAAACGCCGCCTGAAGAAAATTATCCCGCAACTGAAAACGCCAAACGTGGACGGTTTCAGAGCGTATGTCAGGGCGTTTGTGCATCAGGCCAAGCCGTTTTACTTCGGAGACAACGACACGGGCTGGACGGCAGATTTTGATTACCTGCTGAGGGAAGATTCGTTAACGGGAGTTCGGGAAGGGAAGTTTGCAGACAGGGGGATTGCATGAGACAGGATATCGAAGCTAGCGTTATCGGTGGCCTGCTGATTGGTGGATTAACTCCAACCGCCAGTGACGTTCTGGCAACGCTGGAGCCGGAAGCGTTTTCAATTCCGCTCTACCGTAAAGCCTTCGAGGTTATTCGCAAGCAGGCGAGAAACAGAAACCTAATCGATGCGCTGATGGTTGCCGAGGCGTGCGGAGAGGAGCATTTCACGTCAATCCTGATGACCAGCAAAAACTGCCCGAGTGCCGCAAACCTGAAGGGATATGCCGGAATGGTCGCGGATAACTATCACCGCCGTCTGGTGCTGGAAATCATGGATGAAATGCGTGAACCAATCCAAAGCGGAACCATCGACGCATCGAGTCAGGCGATGGATGAACTTGTAAAGCGTCTTTCAGCCATCAGAAAGCCCCGTGACGAGGTTAAACCTGTACGGTTAGGGGAAATCATCACTGACTACACTGACACGCTTGACAGGCGTCTGAGGAACGGAGAAGAGTCAGATACCCTGAAGACCGGAATCGAAGAGCTTGACGCTATCACTGGAGGGATGAACGCAGAAGACCTGGTGATTATCGCCGCTCGTCCTGGTATGGGGAAAACCGAACTGGCGCTGAAGATTGCCGAAGGTGTGGCAAGCCGCGTTATTCCTGGTTCTGACGTCCGGCGCGGGGTATTGATTTTCTCAATGGAAATGAGCGCATTGCAGATTGCAGAGCGAAGCATTGCCAACGCCGGGAGGATGTCGGTTAGCGTACTGCGAAATCCTGCATCGATGGATGACGAGGGCTGGGCACGTGTTGCTAACGGCATGAGTCAGCTTGCAGATTTGGATGTATGGGTAGTCGATGCTTCGCGGTTATCGGTCGAAGAAATACGCTCAATCGCAGAACGGCATAAGCAGGAAAATCCAAACCTGTCACTCATCATGGCGGATTATCTTGGCCTGATTGAGAAGCCGAAAGCAGACCGCAACGACCTCGCAATTGCTCACATCTCCGGAAGCCTGAAGGCGATGGCGAAAGACCTGAAAACACCGGTTATCTCCCTGAGTCAGCTTTCGCGCGATGTTGAGAAGCGACCAAACAAACGCCCGACAAACGCAGATTTGCGTGATTCAGGAAGCATTGAACAGGACGCAGACTCAATCATCATGCTCTATCGGGAAGCGGTATATGATGAGAACAGTAGCGCCGCGCCATTTGCTGAAATCATCGTGACGAAAAACCGTTTTGGCTCGCTTGGTACAGTTTACCAGCGGTTCTGTAACGGACACTTTGTTGCATGTGACCAGGATGAAGCCAGACAGATTTGCACAGCATCAAATGCACCTGCTGCGCGT